TCTCGGCACCAGGGTCCGCTTGGGAACCTAGACTCGTCTTTATAGCAATCAGGTCCAAGAGCCACCACGAACAATACTGTGGTTAGGATCTCGTCCTTCTTTACTAGGTCATCCGGCTTAACTAAATCAGAACCTTCAAACTTTTGTTCTACTTCTGGGATCGCACACAAGATGCGGTAGCCAGATGGAATCGGAAGCTGGCGAGCTTTCTCTTCTACGGCTTTTGCAAAATCTACTGCTCCTATTACTTGCGGTTTATCGGGGTTTGTGCCGATAAGGATTTCACTCATCAGAGTTCTCCATTCTTTGTTTAAGGTCTGTTATTTCCTGCCGTGCAATGAGAAGACCGTGAATCTCACCACACATTCTTTGGTAGTCGGCAAAGTCTTTGGCTTGACCAGAAGCTACCCAATCTCGCTTTTGGGCGATATCTTTATCGAGTTCTATTAATAGAACGTCAAACGTTTTATCCATTACTTGGTTTTCTCCTTAGTAACGTCTTTACTGCGGGTTTGCTGCATTTGCATTTGAGCTCTGGATTTGGCCAGGTCAATGCCTAACTTAGCGCCAAGTTCACCTTCTTTTGCAAGGCGGTTCTTGGCATCTTCGTTAACTTTGATTGTTGCGTTCATAGCAGCAATCTTCTCTTGCGAGTCGATGCGGTCACGCTCAATCTGTAATTGGTCGGCTTTAGCTGCGGCATCTGTAGCCAGCTTCTTGCTCTTGAGCTCCAACTCACCTTGTTTAATCTGCAACTCTTGTTGTTGCATTTGAACGATCGGATCATTCTGAGCTGCTTGAGCTTGCTGTGCACGTACCTCGTTAGTATCACGCTGAAGCAATGTTTGCGATGCTTGGGCTGCCATTTGCGAAATGCGTACTTCGAGTGCTTCTGGCATAGCTTTCTCATCGGAGTCGTCTTCATCTGGATGAAACGGTAACTCAATACCCATTTCTGCTTCCATCTGTTTGCGGTACTCGTAGGCAATATGCTCATTAATATGGGCCATCATTGCAGCTTGCATAGCCTGTGCTTGTGGGTTCTGCCCAACCAACTGCATGATTTTTGGATCTTGCATAGCAGCCATATGGGTTGTGATATGGGCTTGATGGTCTTGGTAATAGAACGCTTTGACTGGCTTCATCATGAGAATGTTTGTGTTCTCAGTGATCGGATCCTCGGGCTTTTGGTCCTCGGGCAGTTTAACCAGCTGTTGAGCATTCTTAATACCCAACACGTCTAACATTTGACGGTGCAGTTTAGGCAAGTTGTAAATCTGGGGTGCACCTTGCGCTAGTTGTAACACAGCTTGGTACTGCGTAATTTTCTGAGCCATGGTTGCAGCATTTGGATCAGACACTGGGATGACATCGACATTGTCGTAGTCAGACTTCTTCGCCCGTGGTGAACCTTCTACTGGCTCGTATGTGTAGGTATCTGGAGTGTAATCTCTAATGATGTCTCGAAGTAACTTCAGCTCCTCTTTAAATGAGTAGTGGATGCGGGCTTGTACAGCGGACATTACCTTGAGCGTACGCTCCAGAATAGCTAGGGTTGTGCCAACAGGAGCCTGTGCACTCATGTCACTGATCTGCAAATCAGCTGCAGATGCGAAGCGACGTCCCTCTTCAATAATCTTTTCCATCAACTGAGCCAGTACCATGCTTGGCTCTTTGTACGGCAGTGGCATGACGTTGTCACGCATTGTGCCGCTTGGCACATCTACGTCACGGAACTCTCCGGGTGCTATCGGTGTGTCATCACCTTTGATTCGCAATCCACGGGTCTTAAAGCCACCAGGCAAGTTCGCCAATGATCCGGCATCAACGAGTTGGCGGAGGATACTAGTACCTGATTTAGCAAAAGCCCCGATGAGGTGAATAAGACCAAAGCAATAGAAACCAAAACCGGGAATATAACCGTAATGCACAAAATGCGAACGCTTCTTTTTATGTTCATCTTCTGGTCTCCAGTTGCGACGAATAGCAAGAATAGTACTATTTGCTTTGTCCATAGTAACGATGTAAGGCAGCGCTATACCAGTAGGTTTGCCGTCTTCTTCGTCTTCATAGCCAGGCAAGTCAAGATCAACTTGCATTTCAAGAATTTTGTAGCGGTCGTCTGTAGTGGCTCTAAAGCCTTGCTTTTCAGCAATTTTCTTCTCAACTTCATCAAACGAATCAACAGGTTCTGGCAACTCTACATCACGCCAAAAGCCTGCAACTTGTAATTTGCGCAACTCATTAGGAGTTTTACGCATCACATGTGTAACTCTTGGAGCACTAGCTAAATCAGAAGCGCCATAAGGAACAACTAAATCTTCTGCAGGTACAAATATAGACACCTGACGTCCAATACTTGGGTCGTAATATACCTTTTTGAACGCATTACCAGATAGTCCCAAGCCCCAGAGCATGCGCTCATGCTCAGGTCTAAACTCGTGCATTACGTCTGTTAACTGATAGTTCATATCATCAGCAACACGCTCAGCGGCATCTTTTTTCTCTTGTGTTTCTTTACCAACAATCTGTGTTTTAACTGGACCTGCTGCTGGAAAAGTCTCCATGATGGTCTCAGCTTGAAAGCGCACTAGCGTTTCGCTAAGTAGTGGGTGATACACACCACAGGCGCCTTCCCATGGCTCAGCCCGCTCTTCAATAGTCATACCTAATAACTGAATGCCATCTACATAAGTCTGCATCCAGTCTTTGCGTGAGCTGATGTCGTCATCAAAGTCACTAACTAAATCTGAAGCTAAGGACTGCAACTGATCCTCGCTCATAAACTCTGCTAGGTTGGCATCAAAGTCTTTATCGCTAGGCTCTTCCTCCTCCATGCGCATGATGGGCATGCCATCAATACCAATCTCAATTGACTCGGGATCCTCAATCTCGATTTCAATCTCTGGGCCTTCTTCCACCATAGAAAGTGCGCCTAATCCCATCGGGGCCTGTGATAGTGCTTTGTCTATTGCCATATATTTACCTATACGTTGTAGTAGCCTTTGTTTCTACGTGACTTAAACGGCGTCGGCTCATCTTCATAGTCTGAATCCAACGATACAAAGCCACCCCTTCTAAACCGTAACATTGCCTGGGTCATCGAGTCCACTAAGTCGTCATGGTCGCCACTGGGGAAGCTTGCAACTTCTTCAACTAACTCATCAGCCCAGTGCGTATTTGGAACCCATACCCTCCCAGATGCAAATATATCAGCAACTGCGTTCAAACGGGCAATTTTATCGCTCCCTTTACTTGGAACATATTCCTGAACAGGTATACCCATGGCACGTAACTCGAACACTAGAGGCGCTCCAGAGGCTTTTGCCTCGACGATTAGAGCATCAGGTTCCCATTCTTTATAGTGTTCCAGCGCTTTTTGCTTTAGTTCTGGGAACTCCATGCGTTCTTTAAATGAGTTGAGCAATATGATGTTTGCGACGTCTACACCCCTGCTGTTGGCTTGATAAAACACCCCCCAGGTAGTACAAGCACAGTAGTCTGACCTCTGAGTCTTTAGGAACGCCGTATCCCAAGACTGAATAGTGAACTCACAGAACGGCGGGGTCTCATGTTCCCAGATCTGCCACCACTCCCGCTTCACAATAGCTGAGACGTCTGATGTCGGCGCCTGCATATACTGCGCCATCCACTTGCCGTTTGGCAATTCCTGCTTTAAAGCCTGTAGTTCTTCTAATTTCCAAAACGCAGGCCACAGAGGCTGTCCGTCATCCAAAATTGCAGGAAACTCAATGACTTCCCACTGTTCCCCAGACCTTTGTTGGGCGGCTTTGACCACTTGGGCAGTCAGATCCTTCTTAGACCACCGGGTCATAACAATAATGATGGACCCCCCTGGTTGCAGACGCTGACGAGGACCGGATGTATACCACTCGTAGGTCTTGTCATACACCTCTGGGTTGCTTTCAGCTAGAGTTGCCTCTTGTTCCGAATGCGGGTCGTCAATAATGAGTATATCTGCGCCTTTACCAGTAACCGCTCCGCCAACACCGATTGCAAAGTAATCTCCGCCTTTATTAGTTGCCCAGCGACCTGCAGCCTTGGAGTCTGCTTGGAGTCCAACTCCCGGAAATATTGACTTGTATACCTCTGAGTCGACCAAATTACGGACTTTGCGTCCGAAGCCCACAGCAAGCTCAGCGGTATGGCTGGTTTGAATAACCTTTTTCTCAGGAAATTTACCCAAAAACCAAGCAGGAAGGAGGTAACTAGCAAATTCAGATTTTGTATGCCTAGGTGGCATATTAATAATAAGTCTTTTAGTCTGTCCATTGGCTACCCTTTCAAATGCGGCAGCCATTTCCTCATGATGACCACCATCAATGAAGTTAGGCCACACTTTATGAACAAAATCCATGAAATTTTCTTGGCAATTTTCAGTACTTACCTTCTTAACGGTAGTATCTAGCTTCTCTAACCATACTCGTAGCTCAGAATCGCCTAAATAATCTACGTTATCTGCTAAAAACT